TTGTGCTTTCTGTTCAGCCATCGGATTAGGTTGTGGCTGATATTCTTTAATTTGTTTGCTTAAGTCAGGCATCTTACGTAAACGTGCAATGTCCGATAATATCATCTGTGACATCGCTGGGTCCATATTATTACCCATAGTTTGTAACATGAATGATAACTCTTGAGCTTTCTCATTATCTGCTTCAGCAGTAGATATGTTTAGTTTGATGTCGTAATTGCCACCTAAGTCTTCACGGTTGATAGCAACGAACTCTTCGTTTGTGACTCGGATAATCTCTTGGTCAGATAAAAACTCTGCATTCATAGAGATAATTTTACGACCTATCTGGTTAATACCATTAGCTAGTCTACGTAAGATACCTAGTTCACGTTTAGATGAAGCATCTAATGCTGACCTAATTCCAGTAGCTGTAGAACCTAATGCTTGGCCTGTGATACCCTGACTGAATGCTTTAACACCTGTAAGAGACTCAGCTTCATTATTTTGAAGGTTAAGCATATTCAAGGCACTACCAGGAATCTCTGGATAAACTTCCATGTGGAAAGCTTGTCTAGGGTCTACATTAGAATTAAACTTGTAATCAGCACCTTGTTCAAACTTACGTGCGTTAGTAACGTCTAGAGCGTCCTTACGGATACCCATCTGACCGTTAGCACTTCTACCGATGATATCAATCATACCACGAGTTACAGCACCTACAATCTTCTGGTTGTCCTCTAGTAATGCACCATCCGGTTCACCATATATGGATTTACGTCTAGGTAGGTATTGTATTGCTACAAATGGTAACTTCTTATCTGGGAATGGGTTCTCATCCATTCTGATTAACGTATTACCTACCCATGAAGCTACAAAAGGTTCTACTTCACCTGTACCATTAATATCCCAGAAACCCCAGTATTCATAAACTACAATCTTTTTACGTGCATCATCTTTAAACTTAAAACTACTATCATCACCTGACTCAAAATCAGGCTCATTAAGTGGACTACTGTTATCTAAAGACACATGTTTTAAATTATCATATCTACCGTCTTTCTTAAGCTGAGACATTGATGTTTCAAAGCTATAAATTATGAACTCTGCACTATTCAAGTCACCTTGACAAGTTGGGTCAATAACTACATTATTGTAATCACATACTTCTAACTCAGGTTGATTCTTAAGAATTTTAACTTGTTCTTCTATATGTGAGCCAACTTGTACAGGCATAACAGCCATATCACCTTGCATAGATATTTCATGCGCTTGTTGCATCTCTGGTGGAATTTCTTGTTGAAATCTCTCAGGGTCTTCCTGCATCATTGCATGTAGTTGTTGATGTGTTTGACTAGCTTCTTGTGTAGGTTGGAAATCAAAATCTGGGACATCTACTTCTTCAATTTCCTCATCGTACTCCCAACCTACTTTAACTACAACTGTACCTTCATCTACAGCTGTACGTATGTATTCATCGATAAACTTAGTTTTATCAATCTTAGAGTTAATCTGATAGTTAAGTACTTGACCATTCTGAATAGCAGCTTCTTTATCTTCAAAGGTAGCTGGAGCTGTATTAAATAAGTCGTCAGTAGATAGGAAAGGTTCACTTAATGCAGCATAGCGCCATTCAGCTTGTTTACGTATAAGTTTAGGTACAATCTTAGACCTACCCTTTTTAGCTTTAATTTGTTGGTCACCATTTAAATTGCTTAACCAGTTATCTACCTCAAGTACGTGGTCAGTATGTGCTGATTGTGCTTCTTGGTAGTCTTGCTTAAGTTCTTCTAACGTAGGTGGGTTTTCCCATTCAGTTAAGTTTTTTGCTTCACTTAAGTCTAAATCTAACTCATCTTTGTTTTCTTTCATCCGACTATTTCCTCATAAGGTTTAACCTTATATATGGTCATACCATTATACTGTTGTGGAGTATTAACGTACTTACTAAAAAGTTCTACGCTATTTTCAAATAGATTACAGTAAACGTCTTTACTTCTAACTACCTCTACAAAAAAATATTTTAATACTTCTGTAAAGTTTCGTTTTGCTTCCATAGTGTTTGCAATAGCAATACTAGTTACAAAGTATCCTGGTAAAGCTCTGTCATATTTATAATATAGATATGCTTGTCCTTTATGTATTGCTGTGCAATGATGAAAGTGTATATCCATTCTGTATATTATTTAGTAATTTCTAAATTTTGTCCAGACATTAGTCCCATCCCTTTGATGGAAGTCAGGACCAAATGGCCCAAAATCAATAGGAACGTCTTCTAATGTAGTTTTTGCTTTAACATTTTGTTGTGCAGCAGCCCGTATCTCATAGTCTCTGATTGCTTGCATTTGTTGAGCATCTTGTTCCTCTAATGCTGTCCACCAATCTTGACCAGCTGAAGGTAATGAGTCGACTTGCGCTTGTGTCATATTATTAACAGTTGCATCAATAGTAGGATTAATACTAGTACCAAGTTCTGAGGCTACAACGTTTTTGTTACCGAACACTTCCCCACGTAAAACATTACCGATAGCTGAGTCTTTACCCCCATCAAATAACTCTTTATTAACTGTTGTTGCAACTACTCCAGTGCCACCTATACGTGTGGCAGCATTATTAAACATTTGGCTTTTAGTAAGTTTAGTAGGGTCATTAGGTATTTTACCTGCTAGTTTCTCAGCCTTTATCTTAGCTTTAGCAAGTTCTTTAGCTTTAGATGCTGCATTTAACTTATTTAGTCTAGTAGTTTCTTGTGCAGCCCTGAATGCTGCTGTATTTGGTACATTAGTAGGAGCACCTCTCATACCAACATACGGATTTTTAGCCGCAGGAGCTCGCCCTACAATAAGTTCTTTTAACTTTACTAATGGTTGTTTAGCTTTTGTTGTATTAACAGCTTTAGTCGCTATTTTAGATATAGGTGATGTTACGACTTTACCTGCTGCTGATGCAATTTTTAAAGCTGTACCACCTACCCAACCAACACCTGGGACTAACATTAGACCGTATGAAGCAGCTTCCCAAGGATTAGCAGTAGCCCATTCACCTAAATCTGATGCACTATCTACAAAATCATCTTGCATATCTTCCCATGAAGTATCTTTAAAATAATCTACCGTATCTTGCGAAAAGTCTGCAATATCGTTGTATTTATCAGCAAACCAATTTTTACCTGAATCATCTTCAATAACATTACCTAAACGGTCAAGATTAGGTTTAGGAGTATCTTCCAATGTCTCAAATGGTATTGTAGGTTGACCTCCTAGTAAACCCATCTTACCATCTGATATAGTAGTGTCAGGTTTAACAATAGGTTGTGCTTTAGCTCTAGCAATAGACTCATCATCCTGACCAGTTAAAGCTAGTATCTTTTGACTTGCGTTATACTTGTTAGACTCATACATCTCTTGCTCTGTCATAGGTCGTAAGCCATTCTCAGTTTGCATCATTCTAGGTTGAGATGTGTTATCTCTTGATACTTCACCATTAAAAGGTTTATTGTAAGCTTGAGTATTATTTTTATTTACAGCAATATCTCGTAAAGCTTCAAAATCATAATTACCTTCAAAATCTGAATTTAAGCGTTCACCCTGGTCATTTGTATCATCCCACATACTTATAGGACTATTGCTAATCTGTTCAGGTATAAATGATTGACTTGCATTTCCTATACCTCTATGCTCTTGAGCGAAATCTACTTGAGGATTTGGGGATTGTTCAGGTGCAAAGTTCTGACTAGCTGAACCAATACCTGAACGTGTCTCTGCATCTGTTCTGTTCTCTATCATGCCTTTAAAGGCACTGCCAGGACCATAAGACCTGCCGATAGGACCACTAAAAATATTGTTTAACTTTTGCGGGTCTTGTAAAGGACTACCTGGATAAGAAGTACCTATAGTACCTGAGTCTACACTGTCTATTACTGAAGACACTTCTGGTGAAGGCTTTATTGAAGATACAGTATCTGGTTTTTGTTTTATTAGTTTAGTCCGTAAATTCCACATTTCATCTAAGAAATAGTCATATTGTGACATGGAATCTGTTCCTGGTATTAGTGATGTACTATCTGCACCTACACCAAATGCTGCATCCCATGGATTAGGGTCTGTATCCTCATCTCGGTCATCACCAAAAAAATGGTCTATCCAACTTATTTTTTCTTTATTATTTAATTCTGTAAATTTCTTAGTTTTAAATATATTTTGTATGTCAATTTTTGCCATGATATTCCTCTAAAATTTATCTGTATACATTGCTTTAAACCCACCACTGCCACCAGTAAGACTATATTTAGCATCATTATTTTTGTACTCAAAACCATTACCTTTTATTCTTAAACCTTTAGGTAGAAGGCCTCCTGTAATGGAATTAATTGTAGCCTTAATTTTATCTTTAAAATTAATGCCACCTTCAATTGCAGGAAATAAACTATTGTTAGGATTTAATAGTAAATTAAAACGTCCTTGATTTTGTATGTTGCCTGTATTATCCATAGACCCACGCATTTGCGCATCATTAACATTTAAACGTAGGTTTTTCAAACTATCTAAATTTATTTTATTAGTTTTAAAATTAGGTTGTGCTTCAGGTAAGTATTTAGGTTTAGCAATATTTTGGATGTATTGTGCGTCTGTCATCCCACTAGCTGGGTCATTCCCATAATAAACTGCATCAGGATTTGTCTTACGTTCATATGCTTCACGCATTTTCATGTTCTGATACTCTGGGCTATATTTCATCTTTATATATGCTTGGAATCCAGAAAGTTCATCATCACCTGGATATTGTTGATTTACATGTTGCGGCATACAATACTCCTAATATTTATTCTTACGTTTAGTCGGTTTCTTCATCTTTTTAACAGGTTTTGCACACGCCATGATAATTCCTAATCAGTTTTACACATACAAGTGCATGGTTGTTGCGATTGTACCATGTTTTGTTGGGGCATAAGCATCTGACTACCTGTTTGAAATGCCTTGCCTGGCATCTGCATCATCTGTCCAAAGAAAGCATAACTAGCAGTAGTAAGTGTCACACCTATTACAAAATATAGTAAAGCACATTTACTCATTCTAACTCCTTGTACTAATAACTAGACTTACGTTTAGTTTTCTTTTTACCTTTCTTCTTAGTAGCAGCTTTATGCTCTTTCATAGCTTTCTTATAAGCGGAGCCTGTCTTACCTATAAAGTGTGATGGCATACTAGCCTCCGTAACCTAGTAGATTAATAATAACAATTACTGCGAATATACCTACTACTGCTAAAGTAGTCTTCTTCATTGATTTAATCTTGTCAAATAATTCAGTCATTTTCCTTTCTCCTGTATTTGTTTTTAGCTTCATTATAACCCCACTTTTTAGTCAATAATGGTGTCAATATGTTTGTTATCAATAGAAACGCTATAAATCCGTATAGAGCGTTCATTCCCCACGAGGTAGCAACTAGTGCAACAGCTTGTGTTTTAGTCTTAATATCCTTTATTTCTGGTTCTTCAGGTAAGATTTCATCTACAGCTACACTGGTAGCTAAACTAGCTATTGCTGGTAATGGCCCAGCTATCGCATAAGTAACTGCAGTAGTAGCACCTGTCTTAGCTACATTCTTAAACTTTAATGAGCTACATCCTACTAAACCTAAAACTAATAATAGTGATATTACTTTAACCACTTCTCGATCTTAGTAATCATAAAGTTACAAAAGAACTTAACCTTATTGAGTATAGTTTCTTTAACGTATTGTC